ATATCGTCCGAAGCGTTTTTCCGGGCGTTCGAAGCTGGTGCCAGCATTCTCGACGACAAGGTCGCCGGGGCTGAACTGACTGTCTCGCAGGGGTTCATTCGCTTGCAAAACGTCTTGATCGACGCCGCCGACAAGTTTGACGACACGACCGGTGCGTCGGCGGCACTTGTCGATACGATCGGGTTTGTCGCCGACGTAATCGGTCAACTCGGCGACGATATGGAAAAACTGCAAGCTCCGTTCGCTCGCGTTGGTGGATGGATAGACACTGTTCGCGACAAGTTTGCAGAATGGCGGGAAGTTCTCGGATTGCGCGCACCTTTCTTGGACACTGTTCGCGACAAGTTTTTCGAAGGGACGTCAGCCAAGATGATAGAGGCGCGCGCCGCGGCTGTTGACAGTTTGCGCGAAAGTCTTTCAAGATTGCCGGCCGACGCTGGTAAATCGTCCGGCGACATGATGGACGATCGTTTCGCTGCTGCGTTCGGAACCGGCAACACCGTCAGCCTGGGCGATTATGAGATACCCGGTACTAGCGACGCGGCGAGCAATGCCGAGGAAATGGCAAAGGCCGCGATCGACAAGTTGATCGAGTCGCTGGCGTTCGAGGAAGCACAACTCGGTCGCACGGCCCGCGAACAAGCGATATTTAACGCGCTCAATCAAGCCGGCGTCGACGTTACGTCGAAGTACGGACAGGAAATCGCGGGCGCGGCCGGTCGTGTCTATGATCTGGCGACGGCACTGGACAAAGCCGCCGAACGGCAACAGATGGTCGCCGATGCCGCCAAGGATTTTCTCGGCGGTTTTGTCTCGGACATTCTCGACGGCAAGTCGGCCGTGGACGCACTTAGCGGCGCGGTTGGAAGGCTCGCCGACAAGCTGATAAGTATGGCGCTCGACCAGGCTATCGACGGACTATTCAAAAACCTTGCTGGCGCAGTTGGCGGTGCTGTCGGCGGGGGTGTCGTCGGTGCGAATGTCGGGCTGTTTCATAGAGGACACGGGCCCGGCGACCCGATTACTGCCACGCGTTATGTTCATCCCGCATATTTCGACAACGCGCCGCGACACCATTCCGGCATCGGGCCGGGCGAACACGCCGCGGTAATCCGGAACGACGAGTCCGTACTCACGCCAGGGCAGATGCGCCAGCTTGCGCCGTCCGGCGGATCCGGCGGTCCGGTTACTGTCAATATCATGAACGCGCCGCCCGGCACGACAGCGACGACGAAACAGTCGCGCGAGCCGGGCGGCGGGATGCGTCTCGACGTCATGCTGAAACGTAGCGTCGACGACACTGGCGCCACGCTAATCGATTCCGGCGAAAGTGCCATGAATGCCTCGATCGAACGCCGTTACGGGCTGAGGCCGCAGCTATGACGCTTCCTGTATGGCCTGGCACGGTTCCTGCGACGGCACGCGACGGCTGGCAAATGCCTTCCATGTACGTCGCACCTATCGCGACCGAAATGGAAGGCGGAAATCAGCGGCTACGCTCACGGCCGGGCAGCAATGTCGCAATCGTCGAATATCCGCTCGTACCGTTGACGCTTGCAGAATGGGGATACTTCGACACGTTTATTCGCACGACGCTCGGTAACGGCGCGTCGCGGTTCACCATGTCACTTATTATTGCAGGCGTTGCGACGAGCAAGACCGTGCAACTGAATGAAGGCAAGTCGCCGGTCGTTCGCCAGCAAGACGGCTTGATGCACGTCACCATGCAATTGCGCGTTTACGGGCTGTAGCGGCATGGCAGTCGATCCGTTCACAGCAGCATGGGAAGAAGCCGAGGCGACAGCACCGCCCGGTGTCGTGATCTATTACACGATCGAATTGCAGCACCCGGCCTTCCTGCAAGACGCGGTCGAAGTGCCGATTCGGTGCGTCACGGACGTCGCCGACGATACTTCGTTCGGTATCGAGGCGGGCGCGACGTTCAATGCCGAGGAAATGGCGCTGTTCCAGGCGATACCGTTTTTCGCCGAACGACCCGAATTCGCGGAAGGGCGCACGCCCGAGTGCGAAGTTACGATCGACAACGCGGCGCGCGAAATCGTCGAATATCTCGAGGCGGCCGTACAGGTCAAGGCCGACTTGGTCGTGCTTTATCGCGAGTATCGATCCGACGATCTTACCGCGCCGTGTTATGGCCCGGTCGAGTTTGTCATGCGCAAGGTCTCCGTGACCGGTGCGCGCGTGACCGGCAAGGCGCGTCTCGACGACCTGGCGAACCGGCGATTCCCGAACAAGGTGTACTCGATCGATGAATTCGCGGGGCTGTTGCCGTGACGCGCGCCGAAGTTCTTGACCAGGTTCTCGGCAAGCCGTGGCTGGCAAACGCAAAAGGTCCGGAAGCGTTCGACTGTTGGCACCTGGTCGCGTTCATTCAGCGCGAAATCTTCGGTCGAGACATACCTGCAGTCGCCGTTCCGGCGCAACCGTCATGGTCCTGGATGATCCAGGCGATTGATTCACACCCTGAGCGCAAGAACTGGCGACACGTTCCTGCCGACACTATGGGGCTTGTTCGCGCCGGTGACGGGGCGATCGTGTTAATGGCGCGTTATGACCGGCCGGCACATATTGGCGCATGGCTGGCAAAGGAGCGACGCATTATCCATGCGGACGCAATTTTCGGTGTTGTCTGCGAGCCGCCCGTCGATCTGAAAACTAAAGGGTGGGCGAAACTGAGGTATTACGAACCGTGCATGTAAGCGCACGCAAACGCTTGAACGAAAGCACGGCGCGCGGGGCGTTGACAGTCCGTCGCGCTGTGGATTCGTCGCGCGTGCGCGCGCCAGTGCGTCATATGACGTTGCCGTTCCATGAAATCGCGCAAACGGACCTGATCGAAGGTGAAACGATCGACACACTGGTCAAGCGCACCGAATGGGCGGAACGCATCAAGATCGGTAGGCGCAAGGTATGGTCGTTCCGGTTGCCGACCATCTGCGTCGTCAACGGCAAACCGGTGCTGCAAACCGTGTGGCGTCGCCTTCGATTGCGCGCCGATGATGTTGTCGAATTCTGGTCGCGTCCGATGGGCGGCAGCGGACGGGGCGGCGGCGCGAAGCAAATTCTAGGACTGGTCGCTGTCATTGCACTCGCCGCGTTCGCGCCGTGGGCTGGCGGTGCGCTTGCCGGCGCAATGAGACTCGGTTCAACGGCCGCGACGATCATATCCGGCGCAATCACGCTCGGCGGGTCGCTGCTTATCAGTGCATTGACCACGCCGAAGCCCGGCGGACAGGGCGACTCGATCGATCAAATCTATTCGGTGTCGGCGTCAGGTAACACCGCGCGACTGCTGGAACCGATTACAGTGCAATACGGGCGTGTTAAGTCGTTTCCGGACTTCGCAACGACGCCTTGGTCCGAGTTTGAAGGTAACGACCAGTATTTGAACATTCTGCTCGCTATTGGGATGGGCGAATACGAATACGAACAACTGTTTATAGACGACACAATCCTATGGGATACGATCGACGGGATAAGCGACACGTTCAGCGACGTTGACGTCGCTTTCTACGCCCCTGACGAACAGGTCGAGTTATTCCCGACAAACGTAACGCAAGCCGCGGAAGTTTCCGGACAACTGCTTTCGACATCGTATGTCGGTGGTTTCATCGCGAACACGTCCGGAACCGTAGCGAAGGCGCTTGCTGTTGACCTGGTGTTTCCGTCCGGCTGTTATACAGTCAACGATAGTGGCGACCTTGCTTCGGCGTCAACGACAATCGTGGTCGAGGCGCGCAAGGTCGACGACGCGGGCGCACCGATCGGCGCCGGGTCATTTATCGAAATCCACAATACGGCTTACACTTATAAGACCAGAAACCCGGTCCGGTTGACAATCAAGGAAACGGTCGACTCCGGGCGCTACGAAGTGCGAGTCAAGCGCACCGACGAACCAATAAACGGCTCGTCAGGTAGCGACGAGGTGGCGTGGGCGGGGTTGCGTGCGTTTATTGACGCGGCGAACACCTTCCCGTGTTCGACTGTCGCGTTGCGAATTCGTGCGACGAACCAACTCAGCAATGCCAAGCGATTCGGCGTTCTCTGCACGCGAATCTTGCCTGTATGGGATACCGGCACCGAACTTTTCGTCGACACCGCTACCCGTTCGCCGGCCTGGGCGTTTTATGACGCAACCACGGATACGACTTACGGTGCCGGACGCGCGGCGTCCAAGGTGGATTTTCAGAGCGTTTATGACCTGGCGGTCGCTGCTGCAGCACGGTCCGACAATTTCGATTTCCGATTTTCCAGTGCGACGCCCGCGCCGGAAGTGTTCGACACGATCCTACGCGGCACGCGTGCCCGGCATCGGTGGTCCGGCGATCTGCTTACGATAGTCCGCGACGAGTGGAGCGATACGCCGCGCATGCTCTTGACCGATCGGGAAATTGCCCGCGGTTCGTTGTCGATCGATTACGCGCTCAACACAGACGATTCGGCCGATTCCGTGATCCTGGAATATCTCGATCAATCGACCTGGCAACCGGCCGAAGTGCAATACCCGCCGAATTCCGAATCCTTTACTTCTGTCTCGCCGGCGCGCATGCGGATTCCGGGCGTTGTCGTTCGGGCGCACGCGTATCGAGAAGCCGCATTCTATTATTTGCAGTCTCAATTACGGCGCGTCAACGCGACACTCGACACAGAACACGACGGGCGAATGCTCGGATTCGGGTCGCGCGTCAGGGTACAGTCAGAACTTCCTCTATCTTGGGGCTACACGGGCGCGATCACGAACAACGCGTCCGGGACGTTGACACTCAGCCCGGCGCCGACATGGGCGGTTTCAGGGTCGCATTATATCGCTATCCGAACCAAGACCGGTCGCCAGTTCGGCCCGGTTCTCTGCACACAAGGCGCGAACGCGGCGCTTGCGGTGCTTGATCCGACAGACCTTTCCGCTGTTGAAACAGCGCAAAGCACCACGATTGCTGCCGCGCTCACGCGCGAGGACGGCGCGGACGACCCGAGTTTTGATTTTGGTGTCGGGGATAGCCGGGCGCGTTCCTGTCTGGTGCTGTCGGGTCGCCCGAGCGGCGACCGTGTCACGCTGCGACTGGTTGTCGATAACGAAGCAGTGCACGAAACCAACCTGGGAAGTGTCCCGACTACGCCGACAGTTCCTGCGTTGCGAGACCCGCAAGCGCCAGTCATTTCCACCATGTACGCGAACTTTCGACAGGGTATCGCCGAACCGGTGTTAGAGGCATCGTGGTCGCCGGCGGCCGGCGCACAATATTACGTCGCGGAAGTTTCTTACGATAGCGGCGCATCGTGGACTCCCATCTACGAAGGACAATCACCGAACCTTTCCGCCGTGGTCGACTACGCAGCGTTGCGATTGCGCGTTCAGGGCGTCGGTGTGCGGCGCGGTGCGTGGACGCAAGTCGACGTGTCGGCACCGACCATCATCATCGCGTCCGGAACTGTCGACACGTCCAGTTTGACCGCCGCGCTTGATGCCGCGGTTCGCACTGTTCTCGATAGATTGCCGATCGATCTTTTCACGATTCGTCAAGATTTGGATTCTGTATCCGATTCGATTTCGCAGCATGTTTCGAACATTCTTGAACGACTCGGACATATCAACATCGGTGTTGGTTCACGGTATGGTGAAAACAAAGCCGCCGCCGAACTGGCATTACAAGCGGCGACAGACGTAAATTCGTCGCTCGCCGCTCTTTTCGTCGATCTGTTTGCACAAAACGACCAGGGCGAAGCCGAGGGCTTAATTCGGTTCGTCGCCGCAGCTTTGCCGACTGGCGCCGTATCGAGTTTCGCGATTGAAGCCAGGGCGTCTTTCGACGAGGAATTCGAGTCGGCGGGGATTTATGTCGATGTTGGCGCGTTCTCGGACGGCAGCACATCGCGCATCCGGTTGCTTGCCGATAACACGAACCTCGAGGATAGCAGCGGCAACATACGTCGGCTCATGGCGGCTGTTATCGCTGACACGCCGAACAGTGCGCCGATAACTTCAGGAAATATCAAGGCTGATTTGCGTCAAAATATTCCTGTTTCTACAACCACGCTCGACGGCGACGCCGAAGTACAATTTCCGCTCGGCGCGCGTCTCGGGTTCCCGTTCTGGCATGTTTTCACACAAGACGGGACGGGCGGTCGGGCTGTCACCTTTGACAATTCAGCTATTACCTCTCCGGCACCAACAGTCAACACGACCGCCAATGTTACAACGATTTTACAAGGTCTTGTGCATTCGCTTGTGCCCCCTGTCATGACCTACGCAGCATTTGGGGATCCGGGGCAAACAACGTCCAGTTCGACTACAATTTTTGCATTGAGTCCGGCTTACGCAGGTATAACTGTCTGGAATACAGCTATCGAAGGGCCGCTGACGATCGACGGTCCGTACTCCGGAACGATCACGCCGCTCGGGACAGATTTGCGTGTCGATATTGAATTGTGGGGTCCGGGTGGAACAGGCGGCGCTGGCGGATTCTTTATTCCGGGCGATCGCGACCCGGTAATCGGAAGCGCATCGACATTCCAGGGCATCACTGCCGGTGCTGGCGGACCGGGTTTGTCGAACCAGGATAACAACACCGGCAAAGGCGCAGGCGGAACGGCTTCGGGCGGTGACGTAAACACGAACGGGAGTCAGGGCGGCGGCGGCGATATTGCAACGTCCGGTGACGATGCACTCGGTGGGACCGGGGCCGGCGGAACTACGCCCGGCGGCGGTGCGAGTCAGCCGTATGTGATCGCAGGCTACAACGTGATCATTCACGGTGTGGACGGTAACGCACCCGGCGGCGGCGGTCGCGGCGGCGCGAAAGGTCGGGCGGCAACGTCTGCAAACCGCGCGGGTTCCGGCGGCGGCGAAGGCGCCTATTCCAAGAAAACCTACGGTGCGAGCGTGCTCCTGCAGGGGGTTCCGTATGCCTTGGTCGTCGGTGAAGCCGGCGGGATTATCGTACCAGGCAACGGTGCCAAGGGCGGTAAAGGAGCACCAGGTCGGTGCGTAATTACATAATGAAGGGTCGAACATCATGACTGCGACGCCTCGCGTCTATATCACTGGCGGAACGGTATCGGTTGCGAACGGTGCTTCGGTGTTTACCGGCACGAGTACGCTGTTCGGCGCCGGCGGCGACCTGGAAGGCGCCCGACTCCTGATTTGTCCGACCGCCGCCGCGCCTTTCGTGGCGGGCGTAGTCGCTGCGATCGACCCGCGTTATCCTGTCGGAACGTTCGCGAACCTCGGGCCGATTACGTTGACGCACGCATACGAAGGTAGTGCTGTTGTCGATCAGCCTTACGTTTTGGAACTGTCGCCAGCGATGGTCGCGAGCGCAACAGTTTCGGCGCTATTCGCTCGATTTGCGGCGCACTTGGAGGATAACGCGGGGCTTGCTTACAATAGCGGCGACACGCTCGACTATGCGATCGTCGAAAACAATTCCATCATCATTGACGGCACGACCCGCGAAATCAAACAGTGGCGAAACGGCGTACTTGACACGGTTTATGCTGTCGGTCTTAGCGAGACACCATCTGGTCCATGGGTCGGCGAACCGCAGTCGAAAACCGCACTTTCTATTTCCACGGGCAACGTGGCTGTCGATTTTGATACTGGCGCCGTCGATTCGACGGGTCGCATGCACTTTGCGTTGTCTTTCGCCGCCAGCTTCGCATTGCAATTGCCGACAAACGTTGAGGTCAACGAAGTTTTCGACGTTCTGTTTACTGCAAACGGCGGCGGTGATACACCAAGTTTCGCCGCAGGCTATGGCGGCACCGCGGCGACAGCGATCCGCACGACGGACGGCGCGTCGACGCGCATGCGGTTTACAGTAACGGCAGTCTCAGGAAGTACGGCGACAGCAGTTGCTGCGACGCTTGTCACTTTCGCGCAAAACGATTTGGTCGAGTACGACGGATATGATTTCGTGTCGAACGTTGTTGCGAATAGCGCCGAGCCACAGTTCGATACGGGCGTGCCGGATTCGGACGCTTACTGGACATGGAAGCCTGCTCTAGCAGGTGCAACGGGACCGACCGGTCCGACCGGTGCCGACAGCACGGTTGCGGGTCCGACCGGTGTAACAGGCGCAACGGGACCGACCGGTCCGACCGGTGCCGACAGCACGGTTGCGGGTCCGACAGGCACGACAGGTCCGACCGGCGTCAATGGTGCAACGGGACCGACCGGTCCGACCGGTGCCGACAGCACGGTTGCGGGTCCGACAGGCACGACAGGTCCGACCGGCGTCAATGGTGCAACGGGACCGACCGGTGTAACAGGCGCAACGGGACCGACCGGCTCTGGTGGCCTTGCCGCAGCAAGCCAAACCGAAATGGAGGCGGCAGTCTCTAATACCGTTGCCGCTACCCCGGCGAATGTGAATTGGCATCCGGGGAGCGCAAAGTGTTGGGCGTACGTAGATGGTGTAGGTACTTGGGTACTTCGCGCAAGTCATAATATAACAAGCATTACCGACAGTGGCGAGGGCGAATGCATATTCACTATTGCCACGGACTTCACGTCTGCTTTTTGGACACCTTTGTTTTCACAGCACTCAAGCAACAGCGGTGAACAACAGTTAATTGTGTCATTTCAGAGTTTAGCCGCAGGGTCAGTCAAAGTCGTTACT